TTAGACCAACACTATATCTGGCACCTTGTGATTTGAGTTCAACTTGTATTTCTGTTAAATCGTCACCTGAAATACCACGAGGGTCACTCGAACCTACTATGGATACATCTTGAGCTTCAATGGTTCTATAATCACCATTACCTCTTACATCATAACCACCAATTTCCCATGTGTATTTCATTGTTACATCAGGTTTTGTAGATATACTTCTAAATGTTACAAGAGTATTGTTTCCTTCACTTTGTGCCGTAAAAACCTCGACTGGTTGAAATGCATTATCTATCTTCTTGATTCCACGCATTCCTTTACTTCTGTCCATATATTCTATACCAGTTCTGTCTG